AGTTGAAAATATATGGAAAGTGAAAGTTTATCAGATGTTTTTCCTTTATAGTTATTAGAATAGTGTTCCAACTTTCACTTTCCAACAACTCATTCAGACACTGGAGTAACCATTGGTCAAGGATTTGCAAAATGATGTTGTGGATGTGAATGTGCAAATTTAATTATATATTGACTGAATAATGCAAAGAATTGTGAGAGTATTACTGACTTTTCTTTGCTTTTTTTGTTGTGCAAACTCCCCTTTTTTTGTTGCAAAAAACAGGGTGAAAATTAGTGCAAAAGTACGAAACGCAAATTATAACAGCAAATCATGAAAAACTTGAAATATCGACTTGTTTTGATATCGAAAACAGGCGATTGCCGAAGATATATGAAGAACGATTTTTGAGTTTTCTGATATTTTTTGACAATTATTTCAGACATTTTTTTGTACTCTTCTCAATAGGAAAATATACATTTTTACAGGATGTTACATAAGGCAACAAAGAAGTTTGACAAGTCTTGTAGAAAGGGTGAAATTAAAATTTTATATTATGACAGATGTAGACAGAAGCCGGCTTGATTAGAAGAGCTGCTTTCCAATAAAAAAAACAAGGATATGGAAGGCTTTATTTTTGTGCCTTGAAATATTTTTGCTTTCCCAAAGGGTTGGAAAGGCATCTGCCATGGAGAAACAGGTTCGCATAAGAGGCCCACCTTTCATTCTCGAAAAAAACAAATTTCGAGAATGGAGGGATAAGGATGCGATACGCACCAAGAAAGATATTTATATTAGAAGATGGAGAGTACATAGAAACTAGTTATGAGGAATATCGGAAAATAATAGAAGAAAATCCAATGAGGCGTTTCTGGCTGTTCGGAGGAATGCTGATGGAGGTTTCTGAAGAAGATTATGTACAAATGAATAGAGAAAAGAGCAGAGTGCAGTATCAATGCAAAATGGCCAAGAAGATGGGAGAGTTCTCATACGATTCGGTAGGAGCGGATGATTTTGACGGTGCCGTTATTTTAGAGGATCATAATCCGGATGTGAGCGAAGTAGTGGAACAACGGATTATGATGGACAAGCTACATGAGGCAATTCAACTGTTGTCGGATGAAGAAGCGGAGCTAATCAAAGCCTTGTTTTTTAACAATGTTTCTGAAAGAGAGTATTCACGAGAAAAAGGTATTTCGCATACAGCAGTCCAGAAAAGAAGACAAAAGGCACTTGAAAAATTAAGAAATTTGATAGGAAACGTCAATTAATAATTCAATCAGGTTGCCAGACCTCCTTATTTTTCTAAAAGGAAAGTAAGGAGGTTTTTTCGTGTAAACAATAAGGTAAAAAGTAGGAGGCAGTATGACAAAAAAAGAAGCTATCGTGTTATCCGCATATACAGGTGTTTTACTGTGTGATTTTGATGACTATCACAAGTATGTGGAAAAATTGTTTGGATGTTCCCTTAATACGGCAGAATTATTAATGCTGAAAGAAGACATTCAAGAAAGGGCAACAGAAGATGCAATGAAGATTATTAATAATATGACCAATGAAGAACATGTGGACGAACGGCAAGAACAGCTGTCAGAGGAAACGGAATGTAAAGAACAAAACAGTGGTCAGATGGTTTTGACGTAAAAAAATAAAAAAATTTAAATTTTTAGGTTGCCAACCCTCTCATTTTTTCTAAAGGGAAAGTGAGGGGGTAATTTTTATGCCTCCTTTTGAACCTTGACAATTTAATAAGACAGCGTTTCTTTTACTTCCCTTCTGTTGTCGGCGACGTAGCCGTGAGCATGAAGAATTAGAATTCGGCTGTTACAGCGTTGTAGCAGTACAGGCAAGAAAAGACAGAAGTAATAATGGTACTTCCGTCCGGACAAAATCTGGGCGGCCCGGTGAGAACCACGGGGAGGTGGGATTCCTATGAGGTCAAATGCATGACCGGAAGAAACGTACCCTATGGCGATAAAAAGCCAATAGTCAGGGGGAATCGGTGATAAATACTGGCTAATGAATGTGAAAACGATTGATATTTCAGGTGGTCGTTTGTGCGACCACCTTTACTTAGTGGAGAACAAGGAGGTCTTAAGTTTGAAACGTGGAGAAATTTATTACGCGGATTTAAGTCCAGTCATCGGAAGTGAGCAGGGAGGACTTAGACCGGTATTGATTATACAGAATGACATAGGTAATAGACATAGTCCAACTACTATTGTGGCAGCTATTACGAGCAAAAAAGAAAAAGGTGAAATGCCAACACATGTAAAGATACAGGTGGATGGACTCAGTAAACAGTCTTTGGTGCTCCTTGAACAGGTCAGAACGATTGATAGGAGCAGAGTGAAAGAAAGAATTGCGATGTTAGATGCAGACATAATGACACAAGTCGACAAGGCTTTGAAAGTCAGCATCGCATTGGAATGAAGCGAGAAGAGAAATGGAGGAGCAGGTTATGGACGAACAACTGAAAACAAAAGTGGAACAGATTATGGAAGAAGGAAATGTTGGATATGCATATTTATATCCAAGTAGCGGTGCAGCTAGCCAGGAATTCGTTTTCGGCATGACACCGAAGAACATTGCATACTTTCTAGGTAATAACTTTTTGAAGGCAAGAAAAATGATACTGACGGATTGTGCTGATAGATTGATTTTAGATACCTGTGGAGGTTTTGTCGATCATTGTCCGAATCAAGAGCTGCTTTCGAAGATTCTTCCGATTCTGGCTCCAATACAAATGGGAGAGAAAGAGGCAGAAGACTTTCCAATCGTAACAAGAGATGAATATGAAGAATATGGTCGTTGGGAAGAGGAACAGGTTACGATAGCAGAAATGTCGATGGGATAGAAGGATGTGAGCGGTATATGGGAACAGAAATTAGTGCAAAAGAGGTTCGATATAAAATGGCAGATCACATGCTAAAAAAGATGCAGGAAAGTGGTCTGATAAATCAAGAAGAATACGATAAAATAAGGCTTTTAAACATGGAAACCTTCATGCCGGAGATGGCATGTTTATATGCTTAAAAAATAAAAAAGTATATCCGATAAAACGCTAGATATATAGAAAAATGTGTGGTATTGTGTGTTGCTAACAGGAGAGTATCTTCTGAAATTTTAGAGGAAAGGAGGAAGCAAAGTGGCAAAAAAGATAACGGTAATAGAGCCGTTTCGAGATGACATAAGGGTACTAAGAAAAAAGAAACTTCGGGTTTGCGCCTATGTCAGAGTCAGTACAGGAAGCGATGCACAGGCAAAGTCATTTATCACAATGATGACCTATTACACAGAATTGATAGAAAACAACCCGGAATGGGAATTTGTAGGCATCTATGCAGATGAAGCAATTACTGGAACAAGAGTAGATAAAAGAGATGAATTTCAAACTATGATACAGGAATGCGAGAAAGGAAACATCGACTTAATCTTAACTAAGACAGTAACAAGATTTGGCAGAAATACATTAGAAACGCTTCAGACAATTCGTAGGTTAAAAGCACTAGGCATCGGAGTTTATTTCGAGAGTCAGAAAATCAATACACTTACAGAAAAAAGCGAAGTGTTAATCACACTTTTGGCATCGATAGCACAGGGAGAATCGGAAGATTTTTCAGGTAACAATAAATGGGCAGTGAAAAAGCGATTTGCAGATGGAACATTCATATTATCAGTGCCTGCTTACGGTTATACAAAGGACGAGAACGGTGAGCCGATTATTAAACCCGATGAAGCTGAAGTGGTGAGAAAGATATATACGCTATATCTGCAAGGGATGGGTTGTCGAAAAATAGGACAATTATTAGACGAAGCTGGCATCCCAACAATCCGTGGTGCAAAATTCTGGCATGAAAACGTTGTGAAGGGAATTCTGACAAACCCTATGTATTGCGGAGATCTGCTGTTGCAGAAAACAATTACCACTCAACAATTTCCTTTTAAACAGGAAATGAACAAAGGACAGGCAGATCAGTATCTCATCGAAGATAACCATCCGGCGATTGTTTCTAGAGAACAGGCGCAGGCAGTGAAAGAACTTATGGAATACCACGTGGGTTTGGTGAAGGCAGATGGAGAACAGAGCAATAACAGATATACTTTAAGTGGAATTATTGTGTGCAAGGAGTGCGGAAAGCACTTCCGAAGACAGAAAGTAGATGTTGGAAAACCATACGAGAGAATTATATGGACATGCAGGCAACATATACATGACATAAGATTGTGTGAGATGAAAGCAATTCGCGAAGATGAATTGCAGAATGCTTTTATAGCGATGTGGAATAAGTTGTACACCAATCAGGGTGTGTTACTAGAACCACTCTTAGAAGGGTTGAAGCAGTTACCATACAGCAGAGAAGATGCTGAAGAATTAGAACAATTAGATAATGAAATCAGAGAACTGACGGAGCAGTGCCGTATCCAGAACCAATTAATGGAAAAAGGATATATGGACACTGCTCTTTTTTATGCAGAACAGAATCGTCTCATGTGTCGCGTATCCGAATGCAGAAAGCGGAAGAATGTGCTTCTGATTCGTAAAAAAGGATGTAAGGAGATTGTAAAAACGGAACAACTGATAGGACTTCTAAAAACACAAAAACAATGCATGAAAAAATTTGATGAGGACTTATTCAAGATAACGGTAGACCACATAGAAATAACGAAGGAACACGACATCATTTTCTGCCTACATAACGGGCTGAGATTAATAGAAGAAAACAAAATAGAGGAAAGGAGTTGATGATATGCAATGGCACACACCAATGGGATATAGCGTCAGGGATGGAAAGATAGTGGTTGATGAAAGACAGAGCGGCATTGTTAGACAAATCTTCATAGATTATGACAGAGGAATATCAGCAGTGCAGATAGCGAAAACGCTTATAGACAATGGAGTCCCAAATAAAAATGGACAGGTGAAATGGACACACGCAACAGTAGGAAGAATCCTTGAAAATCATAATTATTTAGGCACGGAGCATTATCCGCAGCTGATTGACACAGAGCTTTTCACAAGAGTGCAGGCATCACGTGAAGAGAAAAGACAAAGTTTAAGCAGAGGGAAGTATCGACCGAATAAGCAGGAAACAATCCTGTTCAGCGGAGTGATACGATGTGGAGCCTGTGGAGAATCTTATGCACACCATGCACCAAAGAAAGAGCATCAAGAGGCGAAGTGGAAATGCAAAAATTATGTGTACCACAATCAACTTTGCTGCGTGGGTGGATTTATAAGCGACAGCGAGGTCATGGAAGTATGTGTTAAGGTAATCAACCAGATTTTACAGGATAAAGAACTGATATATCACACGCCGGAAGTAAAGGACACAGTGACACCAAGATACAGTCAGCTTGACAAGATGGTCAAACAGATGAGCGACGCAGGGTACGAAAAAATGAGCGTCATTATGATGGACAGAGCAGCGGAAAGATACCTCACCTTAGAGGTGCGGGATGCGGATGAACGGACAGAATTTATGATGGAGGCGATTGGTGAAGCAAGTCAAATAGAGAGTTTCGATGAAGATTTATATAGGAAACTCATTAAAGAGATTATTGTAAACAAGGATTCAACGGCAACCGTAGTTTTTTACAATGGAAGTAGATTGACAACTGAATATGGACAAAAGAAGAGTGCTGCAGTCTACATCCGGAAAGGAGTAGGAGATGGCAGCTAGTGCAGTAAAGACAACAAAGAAGATAAGCGTAATTCCTGCCAATCCGTTATACGACAGGAGAATAGATGCATCCAAAGTCAGACTTCGAGTTGCTGCATACTGTCGAGTCAGTACCGAGCAGGAAGAACAAGAAGGAAGTTATCAGGCACAGGTTGAATACTACACGAATAAGATAAACGACAATCCATTATGGATAAACGCAGGAATTTATGCGGATGACGGAAAGAGTGGAACAAACACTAAAAAGCGTGATGACTTTCGAGCTATGATACGGGATGCACTGGATGGAAAGATAGACATCATACTAACGAAATCCATTGCCCGATTCGCAAGAAACACAGTAGACACACTAAGCATTGTAAGAAAACTGAAAGAGAAAAATATAGCAGTTATCTTTGAAAAAGAGAATCTTAATACATTAGATGCAACGAGCGAAATTGTCCTAACAATTCTGAGTAGTATGGCGCAGGACGAAAGCCGCAATATCAGTGAAAACGTAAAATGGGGAATTGCAAGAAGATATGAAAAAGGCATAGTATTGGTCAACCATAAAAGATTCATGGGTTATACAAAAAATGAGAATGGTGAACTGGTAATAGTGCCGGAAGAAGCAAAGACGGTGCGACTTATCTTCAGATTGTATCTGGAAGGTGCAAGCCTGCGAGATATAACACACGAGTTACAGGAAAGGGGCATTAAGACGGTAAGCGGAAATGATGTGTGGCAGTCAAGCGTTATCGAGCGAATGTTAAAGAATGAAAAATATATGGGTGATGCATTGCTTCAAAAGACCTATACAACAGATTTTATGACAAAGACAAGGGTAAAGAACGAAGGAATTGTTCCACAATATTATGTGGAAGGAAATCATGAGGCAATCATACCGAAACCGATATTTTTCCTAGTGCAAGAGGAATTATACAGACGTGCCGGATTAAACAAATCGGCAGTCACAAGAAAGAAAAATCAAAAGAGTAAATACTCATCACAATATGCATTGACAGGAATCTTACTGTGTGGAGACTGCGGACAAGAATACCGCAGAGTTACCTGGGCAAGAAATGGGAAGAAAAAGATAGTGTGGAGATGTAGTAACCGCCTGCAGAACGGAACGGAAAAGTGCGGAACATCACCAACCATTGAAGAAGACGTATTACACAACTCGATTATGAAAGCCATTAACAGAGTGGAAAAAAACGATGGTGACTTTATAGGAGCCTTCAGACAGAATGTCATGCATGTCATTGGAAGTTACGGAAAGACAGAGGAAGACGAAAAGTATGACGAACTGATCAGAGAAAAAGAAAAGCAAATGGTAACATTGATTGAAGAATGTGCAAGGAACGGAACTTATGGAGAGGCAGGAGATGAGACCTTTAAAAAGATTGCAGACGAAATCAATGAACTGAAAGACAGACAGTTGGAAGAACGACATAGAAAACAACTGGCAGAAAACTATGAGCAACGAATCACAGATATGGATGAATTTCTGAAAGAGAATACTGTAAAACTGGTAGAATATGATAACGAACTGGTACGGAGAATAGTGAGTCGCATCAACGTGCTATCAGCAGACAGAATACAGATACATCTCAAGTCAGGAATTATATTAGAAGAAGAACTGAGGTAAAAGAAACGCTGGGAGTAACCGCCAAAGAGGAGTTGGCGGTTACTCTTGTTGAATCATCATTATCGTATTTATTTTTCTTTTGTGGGTTTATTGACATCAGGTTGACTGACAGATAGAATATATAAATAGACTTAAAACAGGGTTATTGTTTCGCAATGTGTGAACATATTAAAAAAAGTTTCACATTACTTAGAAAAGCGGTTGCATCTTTTTTGTTGCAACACCACACACAGAGTGTGTAGTCAAGATGCAATTTGTGGATTCTAAGAAAAATAGAAAGGCATAATTTATGAAACGAACAAAACTAATAGACAGATTACTTCCCGACTATACAAACGGGGAAGAAATTTTTAATATGGTAAGCCACATTGTGGGCGGCGGACTTGGCGTCGTCTATCTGGTGGTGTGTGTGATTGTCGCGGCACTGCATCATAATATATGGGGTGTCGTATCTTCTGCTATTTACGGTGCATCTGTGATTGCACTTTT